TTTGCAGTATTACCCGCTGCTCCGGGATATGTAGCAGTAGCCATTAGTCTTAATCTCCTTTAGATTATTTGACTCGACCCTCGCTATAAGCTCTTAAGATTTCCTCTGATAAAGCTTGGTAACGCTCAGGGTCTGTTCTCATTAGTTTAATAATGTCGGCCCTACGATACACTTTCTTACGACTACCTTCAGCACTGCCTCGTGCATTGCCTGTGTTGGCTGCCTTGATCTGCTGCTTACGTGCTTGTTTTTCAACTTGCACTGTCTGCTGTGCTACTGTCTTACGCTCCTTCCAGAGTGAAAACAGTTCGTCAGCAGCTTCCGCATCGTATCGCTGGTCAGCGTCTACAAACAACTTAGTCCTGATCTTTGAAGCTTGTATCCACTCAGCAAACTTAGGGTCCTTAAGGATCTCCTGCATGTCTGGATGCTTATTATTAAGCGTTGCCAGAGATGATTGTTTTTTGTACTGAGCAGTGTACTCCTGCGCTTCTCTAATCTTAGGATGATTCTCAATAGCACGATTGACTGCTGCTTGAGGGTCTGTAAAGTAATCTATATCGTCTTCAGGCTCAACTTGTTGTTGAGGTGCTGTTGGTGGTGTCTGACTAGAAATGTAGTCGTCTACTACCTTACGAAGTTCTCCTACTTCAGAGGACTGACGACCTAAAAGCTTCTCAGCTTCTTGGTGCATCTGTACTACTTCTTCTAAGGACTTGCCTTGGTACTTCTCTGGTACTGTAGGTTCTTCTACTTGAGGTTGCTCAACTTCTTGTTGTTGAATCTCTTGTTCTTCGTTTTCTATGGTTTCTTCTGCATTTTCCTCTTCAGGTTGCATGTCAACCATCGTCGCTTTAGACATAATTAAACTCCGTGAACTTAGTCATTATGGAGATGAGTTTGATCTACCTGCTTGTTCGTGTTCTTTTACCCACTTCATGTGTCTACCGGGAAAGTCCCCAGTGTGTCCATCAAGTATAAAAGCCGGGGCAGACAGCATTTTTGTAGCACTGGCACCACATTCTTTGCACCTACTAACTTCGGTGCCAGAGTCTACGAACTGTTCATATACGTGTCCGTTGTCACAACGAAAGTCGTATACTTTAATCATCTACTTCTTCTTCCTCTTCAGCTTGATCTCTAGCTGCTTCAATAGTTGCCTGTAAGTTAATTACAGAAGCTAAAGCTGCAACTTGACCCTTCCTAAAGAAAAAGTCTTCAGTGTCCTTAACTGTCTGAATGTCAGCTAAAGTTACTGCATTATTGGAAAGCTCTTGAATGAGTTGTTTGAAACCTTCAGAATTGAAGAGTTCGTTGTAGTTGTTGAAGTAAGTTTCAAGCTCAGGCTTCATAGTTTCCCTTTGTTTATACTACAGTTATAGTATAGCATGTTTTTAGTTAAAAGTCAAGTATTATTTAGTAGCCTTTTTTCATAGGCTTCTTCTTCTTTTTAGCTGCTTTCTTAGCTGCTGCTTTCCCTTCTTTTGTGTAAGGGTACTTCACTCCTCCGACTTTAGGCATCACTTCTTCCTCTTTTTGGCTGTTTTGGCTGCTTGTTTGAAAGCTTTTGCGGTGGGCGCACCTTTGGAACCCGGTTTACGCATCTTCTCCTTGCTACCTGCAGCGATTCGCTTGCGTTTAGCGTGTATATTCTCATATAGACCTGCCACTACCACTTCTCCTTGTTTGCCCAGTACGCTGCTGACATTTTACCTTTTGCAATATTCTTTGCATGACGAGCTTTAAATGACTTGCGTCTGGCTTTATCTTTCTCAGACTTAGGGGCTTTACCCGCACCGCTGACTCCCTGTTGTCCAAACCTAATAGTTTTAACCTTGTCACCTTCTTTGGCAACTACTACGTGCGACTTAGTGGGATGATTAGGAGTCCTCTTCGGCTTGTTGTAGCCGCTTACTCCTGCTCTTTCCAGTCTTGGGTCCTTCTCCCTTGGCATTATTGATTTCCTCTAGTTGGCGTGTCAAGTCCTCTAACTGCGCCCAACGGGGTTGGAGAAACTTGTCTACTTGGTTCAGGAGAACTTGGAGTTCTTTGTCTGTCAACATTTTCTTTACCTTTAATTTGTCGTTCTTTTAGAAGAGTGTCTGCAACACGCATACGGCGTTCAAACTCTTTGTCTTCTGCGTCTCCTTCACGGAGGTTCCTAGTGACTGCGTTAATACGATCAATCTCTAGCTCCATAGGTACAGCCTGTGCCTCAGCAGCCAGCTTAGAAGCCCTAGCAGCAGACTCTTGAGCCTGTGCGCCTAGTGCTGCTGTCTGTGACTGCTGGAACTCAAGCTGCGCCTGTTGTGCTGCCTGTGCCATCTGCTGTGCTTCTGGGTTAGGCTGCATCGCTTGTTGCATTGCTGCAATAAGTTCTTCACGGTTAGACAAGTTCATGTTGTCTATGATGGACTGGATCAGCGTGTTGTACAACGGTGAGTCTTTTTGCATAGTCTGTAGTAGTTGTACAAGCTGTGTGACTTCGTATTCCCTTGCGATGATACCTAGGCTGCTAGTAGCGTTGAACTTGTAGTCAGCAACAGGGTAGTTCTCAGGGTCAAACTGCATGTAACGGTAGGCTGCCTTCTTGACAAAAGGTATCAGGAAGGACTGCTGGAAGTTAATCAGTGTACGCTTATGGCGCTTAATGATAGCACCAAGAGACATACTAATGCCAGCAGCCGTTGCTTCTCCATTGACTGAACCCGCAATGCCAGCAGAGTCCACGGCACCAGTAGCTTGTTGTACCATCTGCTGCAAAGCACTTGCCTGTGCAAAAGTGATCTGACTGACCTGACCAAAGTTAAACGGTTGTAGAACTTCACGAGGATCTCCACTGGTTAGAATCATTTTACCCGGACGTACTTCAGGTTTAGCACCTCGTGGTAACCTAGTGGCGTCCACAGCCAACATGGGATGAATCGTGAGGCTCAGGGCGTCAATCCTAGCTCGTAACTCAGTGTCAAGAGCTTTCTGTGAGTTGTAACCTTTTTCACACACGCCACGACCCCAGAACCTTCCGGGTACTACGTCCCATGGGAAAGCAACTACAGGTCTGTCCTGCATCATGTAAGGGTTAGCCTCTGCTTTCAACAGGACTCCACCATTGGCAATCACAACTACTGCTTCTACGTACTTAGACTTAGATTCAGAACCCGTGAGTTCTACTACTTCTTCGTCATCGTCTTCTTTTGTAGCGTTATCTAGCAGTTCTCGTGGCACTAAGCCGTAGTACTTCGTAAGACGCACTTTGTCGTCACTGTAGATCGTGATGTCTTGGTCAGGCTCTAAGTCAGAGTCAGGAGCAGCAGTACCGACGTAAACGTCCTTGTACACACCTTGTTCCTGCAGCAGTTCCACCTGATGTAAGCTCACGAACTCGTCAATGGCTACACCCATGGCTTCCTCAACACTGGTAGCCACTGGGTCAATCAGGAAGTTCTGAGGCATCACGGGCTTGAGTTTAACCTTGACTCGCTCCATGATGTTGACACCGACTGCCTGTAAGTCACCACCCATGATGGGCTGTGTGGCCGGTGCCATCTCTTTCATTTCCTCAATAACAACCTCACCAATACCTACGCCAAACACGGCTGCATTGATGAGACACTCTGCTACTGCTTTACGAACCTTGCAGTCCTCAAAGTCTTCCGTAAGTTTATTACGCAGGAACAACACGTCCTGCTTCTGGGTATCACCCATATTGTCACTTACGTCAAACCACTTGCCACGTCCAAAGGTGGCTTCTTCCATCTCAGCTACATTGGACTCTACTGCTTGCTGCAACGCAGGTGAGATGATTCTGGATCTTTCTGAAGCTCTGTCGGAGTCAGCAGGGTCCCAGATGCCCCGCCAAAGTCTGTAGTACTCGTCAAAACGTGCTTCATAGTTTGACTCGTAGTGGTCACGCCAGTCTTCACACTTAGTAATTACCCAGTCTTCAATAGATTCTTCTATCAACAAAGGGTCCTGCTCAAATATTTCACTCATGTTAGTATCCTGCTACTACGTCTAAAATTTCATGGTTGTCTATTTCGTAGTCATAGTCGTACGCTACGTTTGCCAGTTGATCTATGTAAGCTAAAGCGTCAACCAAGTCGTCGTGAGTTAGTGGGTCCGGGAACTGAAATAGCTGGTCCAAGAACCTAGAGTTCCACTCGCCTCTGTTGAGTGTCACAAAGCCATTCTCAAACCTGCCCTGTAACGCCCACATCACCCTGTCAGTCTTCTTCTTGTTACCGTGGGTCAACTCTTCAACCCTGAAGAACGTCCCGTAGCGCCTCTGTAAGTCCGTTAGAGGAGACATTACTGCTTGCTTTGCTATTCCTCTTTCGATACCAACACTAACGGGCCTGTAGTCTCTAACAGCCTGAAATATTTTGGCTGCTGTCTCGTCAAGGCTCCATCTCCCGTAAATAATATTGTCAACGTACCAACCATTAGGATTAACCTTGACCACGGCAATTGCTGTTTCGTCCAGTTTAGCATTTTTAGTACGCTTCTTGTTGACTTCTTCAAAACCCGCTAAGTCAACAGCTATGTAGTAGTCTCCTTCGTCAATACCTTCGTCGTCAAACTTTACCCAGTCCTCTTTAAACATTTCTGACCCACGAGCTTCAAATGACGCCATAAACTCCTGACGAAACGCATAGCTTGACATAGACTTCTTAGCAATGTCGATTTCTTCCGGGTCAAGCAACGGGTTGTCATAAGAAGTAAAGTGCCATGCTTTGTAAGTCTCGTCGTCACCTAAGTCTGCGTACTTGTACAACTCGTAGAAATGGTTGCGACCCATAGGCGTACCTATGAACATAGCGCAGCCCTTTTGGTCAGCCAGTGCAGGTCTAAGGATCTGCTCAAATACGTCAGGCTTCATGTCTGCGTACTCGTCCAACACTAGGAACTTCAGTGACACACCACGCATAGTCTCTGGTCTGTCGGCACCTTTGAGGCTGATGGTGGCACCGTTGACCAGCTTGATCTGCAGGTTGTTAATGTGGCTGCCTGAGATTACAGGGTGACCCAGTTCCAACAGAGTCTGCCACATAATGTCTCTGGCTTGACCCTGTGTTGGAGCTACGTAGAACACCTGTCCACGTTCAGTCTGCAAAGCATTAACAATTAGCAGCCAAGCAGCAAGCCTTGACTTACCCGTACGTCTACCTGCTGCTACTATCTTAAATCTAGCATCGTCAGCCCACACTTCCTGCTGCCAAGGCAGTAACTGGATGTCAAGATCCATTAAAGTTGTTAAACACTGTTGGTGCTGGGAGTAGATCAAAAGTCACTACTACTTCGACATTACCTGAGCCACTTGTGGACGCTTTGATGATGTCACCGGGCTGTAGTACAAACACTGCTTGACCGTCAATAATTAAGTTTTCTTTGGAACTTATGTTAGTACCATTGTAGATATAGATATCAGGAGTTGGACTAGGTTTGTCCACGAATAAAGTAATGGAGTTAGTAGAGTTGTGCAAGTTAGCAACAAAGACTAAGTTCCAGTGAGCTACATGACCATCAGGGACAGTAACAATGGTTTGTGTACTGGTGTCAGTCAGATTTTTATTCTTGGTGTAAAGCATTAGTAGAGCCACATAACTGGAGTTGTGCCTCGTGTGTCCACATGGACAAAGGTCTTAGCAATGCCTATGCCCGTGAAGCCAAGAGCAAGTGCCTTCTGTACAATGATGAAGCGATGACCGCCGAAGCTGACTTGGATGTCTGCAGCAATGCCCTGAGCATGGGTCCCCGGAACTTCCTTGTTAGCCTCTATAGGATGTTCAATGGGGTGTCTATAACCGCTTGTTATGACAAACGGGAACCCACACTCACCACGTAAACGATCAAGCTTCTGTAGGAACTCTGGTTCCATCTTGTTGTCACCAGTGACTCTGCAGTTGAACTCTTCCAGTGTAAAAAACTCAAGACTCATCAACTACTTCTCCTTCGATTACGTCACTGTTGTCACTGTCGTTTACGTCTACAGTACCAACACCTGTTATGTTGATCTGTATGGCGTTTCTACCACCGTCCTTCACTACTTCCTTCTCAAATGCACCAACTGGTAACATACGGTCCATAATTAGCTTCCAAGCAGAAGCCTGATTCTTATGGTCGTTGTCAAGTGCAGCATCAAAAATAGTCTCAAGGACTTTCTTTGACTTCGGTGAAGCCAACATACGAGCTTTGTACTCGTTGATTATAGCAGCGTCACCCTTTGGTCTGCCTACTTTACCCTTGTTACCGGGTTTTACAGCAGCTACTTCTGACTTCCGGGGTCTGCCACGACCTCTTTTTTTAATTTCAGTGGTCATAACACAAATTGTCCCTAATTACAACTATAGTATAACATAAGTATTCACATAAGTCAAGCTATTTTTACCTTTGGGCGGCACGAGTAACAACTACGTGTTGAATCAAGTAGTTACAGTCGTTAAAACACGGTGTAATATTCCTAATTTTCACCTATTTTGTGCTTGAGTGGCAACTACAATTATTAACACAAGACAAACCCGGCCCCCGGTCCAACATTGGCATGACTTTTGCATAACCTAAAGCTGGCATGAGTCTTGCATGGGCGCAGAGTTGGCACGAGTCTTGCTTGTGTTGCAACATCTGTGCCAGGTCCAGAGTTGGCATGAGTCTTGCATGGGTAGCAACTTCTGTGCCATGTCCAGAGTTGGCACGAGTTTTGCATGGGTAGCAACTTCTGTGCCACTTTAGTTGTTGGCATGGTTGTTGCATGTTGAAAACTGGGGTTGACAAGTGTGTGGGCTTATGTTGGACCCTCAGAGCGCCTAGCACGACACGAGACACAGCACAAGCAAAATAAAAGTAAATAAAAGTAAAATAATGCTTGACAAGGTGAAACCCTATGCTATTATAAGTACATCAACTAACAACACGAGGCGAAACAAGATGACAACAGCAAACCTATACAACGCAGCAAAGTATCAACAAGTCGAAGGTAAAAAGATGATACTCGAGCTTTCTGATGGTCAAAAGTTCAACGTAAAAGGAACAAGGGAAGCCAACAAAATATGCAAAGAATTAAACGCAAAGCCTTGGAACTTCTGAGGCTTTGTGGTACACTGGCAACAACACAACGAAAACACAAGGAACAGCACAAGATGACAAACTACCAAGCAATGGCACAACGTATCAACCAAGCCAACACAGTGGAAGCATTGGTTAAAGTAGAAGCAAGCCTTGATCGTATCTTTGACAATGGCTTTTTCACAATCAGCGAATATTCAAAATTAGATTCAAAAATAGTTGACAAACAGATTGCATTAGAGTTTAATAGCTAACAACACAAACACAACACAAGGAAAACACAACATGAGTTTAGCAACCGACACAATCGTTTTATACATAGCCAACAATGAGGGCTACTACAACACTGCACAGGAGATCTTGCAGCGCTGTGGCGATTCATACGATGCCTGTATTGAACTCAAGGACATGGTTGATGAAATCATGTTCCCAGAAGAAGCAGGACAACCCCAGAGCATTGACCACTTCTTCAGACAGGACATGATTCTCGAGGCATTGTCTCAGGTCAACTGGCGTGAAGTTTACGAAAGACTAACAGAAGATTAGGAGGAAGCGTAACATGAGCGAGTCAGCAATTACATTGGGCAGAATACAAACAGAGTTTCAAGCACTGTACGACACAAAAGAGATGCTTCGGCGTCTTACAGTGAAAGACAGAACACAAGAACTGCTCAGGATGTGCAACCGTGACAGTGTGTCTTTCAAAGGTTTTGAATACTTGGAACGTAAACTTATAACAGAGGTGACAGCATGACAAAGGCTAAACTCTACAGAACAGTAGCACTCGACGCCCTATTGTCTTTCATAGGCTCCTGTGCTATCTTCGGAACCATCATCCTAATCGAGGCACTATACTATGCGAGCTAAAGTAAGCAAAACCGCGAAACACAACGGCAGACCTGCGGGTTTTATTGTAAAAGTTAAAGGTTTAAAGTTTCCGAGAGAACGTCAAGGCTGGTACTTTCCAAAAGACTGTAAACCGGAAACAGCGTTGAAAATGGCTTTGAACGACTATGAAAACTACTTAAAAGATAGAGGCAGCGAATGAAACTACAGCTATACACGATCTGGTCTAGTGTACCTAAAGCAGACTGGTTGCCTAGCGATGGTCTCAGTTGGGCTAATAAAGGCACCTATCGCGCACCTAGCGCCTACTCTGCCATCGAACAGGCAGCAGCAAATGGCTACTTTGTCAAAACAGGTGACAAGATCACACCCAGAGACGCAAAAGAAATCATCATAAAACTACAGGAGGCGACACAATGAACAAACACAGACTCACACGGGTTGAGGTCCTAGATCTATTCATGCTACTACTTGAGTTTCGGGAGACTGAACCGGGCCTATCTAAAGACGACGTTAGGTCCCTAGTCACTGCACTGGACGTCCTAAACACAGCACAACGTGAGCGAATGTTAGCAGAGGAGGACCGCATAGGTTGAAGATCAAAGTAGAAGGTAGGCAGTTTACAGAGGCACAGCACCGGGAGGCCGTAGCATTTCTACAGAAGATCTTGCTAGACCTAGGCCGCCATGCTGTGGTAACATTGGGCAATGCTAGTGTGCTTTTAGATGACCACAGGCAACTGGCACAATTGATAAACGAAAGGAGAAAGTAGCAGTGAACCTATTTTATACCCATGAAGACCCATGGACAGCAGCGAGGGACCTAGCAGACTCGCATACCGTTAAAATGCCTCTCGAGCAATCTCAGATGATGTCAGCGACGCACAGGCTGCTAGAGACGCCACAAGCGTCTTTTGTGTACAAACTAACCCACGCTAACCACCCAAGCACAAAGTGGCTCAGATCGTCTCAGGCTGCCTACAAATGGGGTCTTGAGTACCTAGAGGCATTGTTTGCGGAGTACACCTACAGATACGGCAAGATTCACAAGACACAACGCGAGAAGATGCAGTACCTCAAAGTTGTACCAACAGCGCTGCCTGATTTACCCTTTCAGCCGCCACCGCAGTGCATCTATGACGAGTGCAAGACTGACAACACAGTACAGGCCTACCGTAATTATTACAAAGTGAGAAGGAGTGAGATAAAAATGAACTGGACCAAAAGGAGTGCACCAGCATGGCTTTAAAAAGCGACACAGTAACAATTGATTTAGACGCAGACTTTATTCTTCAAGCGTACACAAGGGACTATGTTTGTATAGACGGTGTGCATAAAGTTTCTGATGATAAAAGGATTCTTGGCTGTTTCACTACTTTCAGGGACTATGATGACCCAGAAGAACACCTCAGAGAGATGCTAAACCTCAGAGATTCTCTTCTTGCAGCGTATGCGTATTACCCTGACGGAGACGTGACTGTGGAGCTAACTATAAAAGACGAACTGGTGAACGGATGAACATATTCAAGAGGCTTTACAGAGCCATACACAGCATCTTTGTAGACATTGCAGAAGGTAATGTAACCGAAGACGACTTTGATCTCATCTTCTGGACTGCCATGGTGGTCTGGTGTATCTTCATCGTCGTTATGTTTTCAACCTTTGACCCACCATTACAACCAATAGGAGTTATGTAGCATGAAAGTAGATCTATTAGACATCATGGGGTCAGACCTGACTGTCGTCAATGCTGCCAGAGTGTCCTTCGCTGCTGAGTCAGACGAGTTTGGCAGCAGAGACAAGAAGCTGATCAGGTACCTAGCAAAGCACAACCACTGGACACCTTTTGGGCACGTACAGGTTCAATTCAGGGTCAAAGCACCTGTGTTTGTCGCTAGGCAACTAGTGAAGCATCAAGTGGGTCTAGTGTGGAATGAAATCTCAAGACGATACGTAGACATCATCCCAGAGTTTCATCAGCCTGACTCATGGCGAAAGAAAGCTGACAACAAGAAACAAGGGTCCTCTGAGGAGTCATTTGAAGGCCGTGAGGCACAGCGTTGGGACACCCTTTACTCTGACCTTGTGGAGAACTCAAAGGCCCTCTACGGCAACATGATAGCTGCTGGAGTGGCACCAGAGCAGGCACGTATGGTTTTACCACAGTCGATGATGACTGAGTGGTACTGGACTGGCTCTTTGGCAGCCTTTGCACGAGTGGTTCAACAAAGGATTTCCAGTGATGCACAGTACGAGTGCCAGATAATTGCACAGAAGATAGATCAAGCTCTTGCAGTAGCAGAAGAAGTAAGCTATTCTTGGGCATGTCTAACTGAAAGGGAGTGATACACATGTTGAACAAGGAAAACTTAGACATCACTAGTCATGACGAAGGTTGCGTGACAAAGGAAGCAGTAGAACACATGGCTGACAATCTGGCACTAGACGAGATGCACAATCTGCACTTCGGTGACATCCAGTTTGTACTCAAGGACCTACTGCGTGACAAGTACAGGCGTATGGTGCCTACTCAGTTGCTACAGTTGCACAGAGACAGGTTCTACTACGTCTACTCAGGCGAAATGACACGAGAATACAAGGAGAAGTAACATGAGATGTAAAGCCTGTAATAAAATTTTGGAAGACTCAGAGTTGACACGTAAGGACGCCAGAGGTGACTTCTACGATCTTTGTGGAGTCTGTCTCAAGAGTATACATGCGTGTGAGATGGAGGACGATAATTTTTTTGAAGAAATCAGAGGAACCCTCTTGACACCAGAGACAGATTATGATACCCTCTACTAAAGTAGTACTTAGGTTACAACTTAAGTAATTAACTAAAGAAGTAAACAGTAGTAGTTACTACTGTAGTTACTACAGGAGTACTTCAGTAGTACTTCTGTAGTAAAAAAAAGATAGACGGCAGTCTATACAGACCACTGCTCCTGTTTGCTTCATTAAGGGAAACAACCTAGTTCAATAAAGTTTAGTGAGGAGGTGACACGGCATCCAAAACTGTGGTATACTATTAGTATGGCCAGTGAGAATCATTGGTCAAAACAAAAGCAAACAACGGAGATTATTCCTATGGCAGCAGCAGCTACTACTATCGAAGGCATTGTAAACTTCAGCAACCTGACTCAGCACGACGTGTACAACGGTCAGGACACCGGAGCATTCTCAATGACCATCACTCTGTCCGAAGACGACGCTTCAACACTGGCAGCACAAGGTGTGAAGATCAAGGACTACCAAGGCAACAAACAGCGCAAGTTCAAGTCAAAGTACGACATCAAACGATTCGATGCTGAAGGTAACCAGTACAACGGAGAAGTACCTTACAATTCTAAGGTGCGCCTGAAGTTCAAGCTGGGTCAGCCTCATCCTGTACACGGTGTTGCGACTTACCTCGAAGCTGTGAAGGTCTTGGAGGAAGCAGAGATGACCGAAGGTGACGCTTCGGACTTCTAAAGATGGCTAAATTCATTAGACATGAGGGTTGTCCGAAGTGTGGTTCTTCGGACTCCCTAGCTATCTATGACGACGACGGCGCACATTGTTTCAGCGCTGGTTGTAACTACCACTACAATGGCCTTACAGGTATGACTACACAAGCAACAAAAGTAACAACTGCGAAACCTCTGAACATGTTTGGAGTCGTAGCAGCAATACCACACAGACGTCTGTCACAGGACACTTGTGGTAGGTTTGGTGTGACTGTGGAGTACTCGACTACAGGCGACATCGTGAGGCACTACTACCCGTACTACAACCTAGATACAGGTGAAGTAGCCTCAGCAAAAGTACGTGAGGTGAAGACCAAGAACTTCCACACTAGCGGTGACGTAACCGGAGTTGGGTTCTTTGGTCAACACCAATGTAAAACAAACAAGTACATCACCATCACTGAAGGTGAGTTGGACGCCTTGGCAGTGTACGAGATGTCAGGCAGACAGTGGGACGTGGTTTCACTTCGGTCCGGTGCTTCCAATGCGGCAAAGGAAGTCAAGGAACAACTGGAGTGGCTTGAGTCCTACGAGAATGTCGTCGTGTGTTTTGACAACGACAAAGCAGGTGACTCTGCAGTAGATCAAGTCAAGGACCTCTTTAGCCCCAACAAGCTCAAGATCGTCAAGCTACCACTCAAGGACGCTGGCGACATGCTCATGGCTAACAGAGTCAAGGACTTTACGCAAGCATGGTGGAACGCAAAGACCTACAGACCCGACGGTATCGTCGCTGGTACGGACACATGGGAAAATCTAGTTGAAAAACGTAATGTCAAGTCGATCCCTTACCCATGGGACGGCCTGAATCACATCACTAGAGGCCACCGTCCTTACGAACTCGTGACCATCACCAGTGGCAGTGGCATGGGTAAGTCTCAATTCATACGTGAGATCGAGTACGACTTACTCAAGCGTTGCGAAGGTAACATTGGTGTCCTAGCGTTGGAAGAGGACTTGTCACGGACGACACTGGGCATCATGTCAGTAGCCGCCAACAGACCTCTACATCTGGAAGAGGACACACCCGTGGAGGACCTCAGACCCTTCTGGGAATCAACCATGGGTACAGGGCGGTACTACTTGTTTGACCACTGGGGTTCTACTTCTGCTGACAACCTTCTGGGACGTGTGCGGTACATGGCTAAGGCTCTGGACTGCCGGTTTGTGATCTTGGACCACCTGAGTATCGTTGTTTCTTCTCAGGAGTCCGGTGACGAACGTAAGGCAATCGACGAGATCATGACTAAACTCAGGACACTCGTGGCAGAGACAGGCATCTGCTTGTTCCTCGTGTCACACCTACGACGTTCACAGGGCAAAGCACACGAAGACGGTGCCCAGATCAGTCTAGGTGAACTCAGAGGGTCACAGGCGATTGCACAACTGTCCGACATAGTAATAGGTATGGAGCGAGATCAGCAACATGAGAACGAAGACATCAGGAACACAACAACAGTACGTGTCCTCAAGAATCGTTACACTGGCGAAACTGGCCCTGCTTGCTACCTTTCTTACGACAGGTCTACCGGTAGGCTGAGTGAAGTACCTAATCCTCACGTTGGAGACGACTTTTGATTTATCTTGATCTTGAGGCCAATGGTTTGAGTCCTGACACCATTTGGTGCGTTGTAACCAAGGAAGACGACGTAACACTGGTACATGTGGACCCAGGGAGCCTGTCAGAGGCCCTCAGAGGCTCACAGAGCGTCGTTGGGCACAACCTAATAGGATACGACATCCCTGTCCTAGAGCGTCTCTGGGGCGTCTCAGTGGCTTCTGAGAGGGTCATCGATACACTGGTTTTGTCACGTTTGTGTGAGCCTAGCAAGTCAGGAGGACACTCACTGAGGAACTGGGGTAATGAATTAGGGTTTCCAAAGGGTGACCACAGTGATTGGTCTCAGTTGTCACAAGAGATGATTGACTACTGTATCAGAGACGTAGAAGTAACGGAAGCAGTACACCAGAAGTTGATGGAGGAGATGACCTGCTTCTCACCTGCAAGCATTGAGCTAGAGCATAAAGTGCAAGTAGCAGTGCAGCAGCAAGAGAAAAACGGTTGGGTGCTGGATCAGTCTTTGGCTAGAGACTTGTGTTCCACATTCAAGGAGAAGATGAATGACATTGAGGAAGAGTTGCAGAAGAAGTTTCCACCTATCATCCACGAAAGATGGTCAGAGAAGACTGGGAAGCGACTCAAGGACAAGGTTGAGGTCTTCAATGTAGGGTCTAGGCAGCAGATTGCGAAGAGGCTATCGAGCCTTGGGGTTCGCTTCGACAAACTCACGGAGAAGGGCAACCCAATAGTTGATGAAGCAGTCCTAGACACCATTGATCTACCGGAAGCAAAAGTTGTGAGTGAGTACTTGATGCTACAAAAAAGATACGCACAGGTAAACTCATGGCTGGAGCATGTCAAGGAAGACGGTAGAGTCCATGGCAGGGTCATCAGCAACGGAGCAGTCACAGGACGCATGACACACCAGTCACCCAACATGGCCCAAGTACCCGCAAGTCACAGCCCGTACGGACACGAGTGTCGTTCCTGCTGGACTGTGCCTGAAGGTAAGAAGCTAGTGGGTTTCGACGCCAGTGGTCTTGAGTTGCGTATGCTGGCACACTACATGAAGGACGAGGACTACACCAATGAAATTATCAACGGCGACATCCACACTGCTAACCAACGACTTGCTGGACTTGAATCAAGAAATCAGGCTAAGACTTTCATCTATGCACTCTTATACGGAGCCGGAGATGAGAAGCTTGGATCTGTGGCTGGTGGAGGTAGAAACGCTGGCAAAAAACTTAGAGAATCTTTCCTCCGTAATCTGCCATCATTCGCAACTCTTAAGGAAAGAGTTTCAAATGCGTCAGCAAGAGGATATCTCACAGGACTCGACGGAAGGAGACTCCTAGTCAGATCAGAACACTCAGCGTTGAACACGTTGTTGCAAGCAGCAGGAGCTATCGTAATGAAGAAAGCTCTGGTGATCTTGGACGACTACGCAAAGCTATGGAATCTGGACTACAAGATCATAGGGAACATACATGACGAAGTGCAGACAGAAGTAGCAGAGAAAGACGCAGAGAAGTTTGGCTGGTTAGCAGTGGAATGTCTCAAGGCTGCAGGTATTGAGTTTAACTTGAGGTGTCCTCTGGACGGTGAGTACAAAGTTGGAACAACGTGGGCTGAGACACACTAAGGAGCAGGATATGTTGCAACAGATTCAAGAAACAATGCGACAAGAAGATATGTTTGAAACTAAACAATGTTCTCACTGTGGTGAGCATAAGTTGCTGAATGAGTATCACAAGAACAAAAGAAGTAGTGACGGACTGGCTCTTTACTGTAAAACTTGCAAAAGTAAGAGCAATAAACTAACCAACCCCAGAAATAACCCTAGAAACAACCCTAACAGGATGTGGGTTAACAGCAAGTACGTACCTCAGACACATCCTTTGCATAAGCCCGGACGGTACAAGAACTTTGAACAAGCAGCCTTCAGCAGCCTAGAGAAGTACGAAAGCAGTGTCGAGGGTCAGGTGTACGTCATCACTAACCCTAACTTCCCTGACTGGGTGAAAGTAGGAATGGCTATAGACGCTGAGGACCGCTTAAACGGCTACCAAACTTCTTCACCTTTTAGAGATTATGTGTTACAATATAGGTATGATGTCAATGATCGTCGAAAGGCAGAATCACAGGCACACACGGAGCTACAGAAGTCCTACGAACGTAAAGGCGAGTGGTTCAAATGCACACCGGAGGAGGCCAGAGTTGTCGTCTCTAGTACAGCGGAAGAGTACAAATGAAAAACACGTACAACCTTGTGAGCGACATCTACAAACTTGTGGAGTCCAAAGAAGTAGCAGAAGGAGTGGACATTGAAGCATGTATAGACCAGTTCGGTGAAGCCGTGAAGGTACTCATGCGACAAGAGTTCACACAGAAGAGGGACGACTCACGTAAGCTACGTATGTCCAACATAGGACGTGAGGATCGATTCCTGTGGAACGTGTACAACGATGTGGACAAAGGTGAAGACATACAGCCACACACGTACGTCAAGTTCCTCTACGGACACATCATTGAAGAGATGCTACTGTTCCTCACAAGAGCTGCAGGTCACGAGGTGACAGACGAGCAGAAGAAGTGTGAGGTCAACGGTATCAAAGGGTCCATGGACTGCAGGATTGACGGAGTTGTGACTGACGTGAAGTCTACGTCCACCTTCGGCTTCAAGAAGTTCAAAGAAGGCACACTGGCTTATGACGATCCTTTCGGGTACGTGGCGCAGATCAAAGGATACGCGCACTCCGAAGGCGAAACTAAGTTTGGTTGGCTGGCAATGGACAAACAAAATGGACACCTGACGTACCTGCTGTACGATACAGAGGACACTCAGGCTCCTATCCATGACCTGATTTCTTACGACATTAGGGACAGGATTGAACACATAAAAAAGATGGTAGAGCAGGAGGAGCCACCAGAGGTATGCTACGAACCTATCGCAGATGGAAAGAGTGGCAACCAGAAACTCGCCGTAGGATGCTCCTACTGCTCTTACAAAAAGGAATGTTGGCCTTCGGTCAGAGGGTTCGCATATTCATCAGGTCCACGTTATTTAGTAGAGGTACACAATGAGCCGAAGGTCCAAGAAATCGAAGTTTCGTAGTGTTTTTGAGGAACACACAGCGGAAGTACTGAAGGGTTTTGAGTACGAACCGTTTACGATTCCTTACACAATACACAGAAACTATAGACCTGACTTCGTACACATCGCTAGTAATACACTAGTCGAATGTAAGGGTTTCTTCAGAGAAGGAGACACCAAGAAGTACAAGAGTGTCAGGGACAGTTTGGAAGAAGGTCAGACACTGGTGTTTGTACTCATGAACCCAAACAAGAAGATAAGGAAAGGAGCTACGATGACGATGGCCCAATGGTGCGACAAGGAAGGACTTGCGTGGTACACATTAGACACAGTAGAGGAGTTGATGGAAGATGTCTCTGACTATGGAAGAAATTAAGGAACGACTACTACGAGCTTACGATCCTGACGACTTTCTGGAAAGTTTAGAAATAACTTCGGAGGAACTGCTGGACAGGTTTGAAGACAAGTTAATCAATAGACTAGAGAAGTTTGCAGAGGAGTTAGAAGGTGAAGAGGAGAACGAAGATGAGTATTGACCTAGCGACACCTGAAGAGTGGAACAAGGTCAAAGCTTCTGACCCTGTGGAGCAGCCTCCGCATTACAATCAAGGTGGTATCGAGGCTATCGAAGCAATCAAAGCAAGTATGCCTAGAGAAGACTTCCACGGCTACCTCAAAGGTAACGCCATGAAGTACCTGTGGCGCTTTCACTACAAAGGCAAACCCGTAGAGGACCTTCGTAAGTGTAGGTGGTACGTAGACAGACTAATCAAGGAACTCATCTAATGAAAGTAATCGAAGGAAACTTTAATGGCAAAGACGAGAAGATACCTGTACCTAAAGTATTTGACGCAATTATGTCGGTGGAGAAACTAGAGGAATACAAAGACGCCTTTTGCATAATCAAGTCGGAGGAGTTTGTAGTAGTCTCGACAAACATTGACCCACTAGAGCTTTACTTTGTGTTGGACCAACTTAAGATGTCACTATTAACTGGAGGAGAATACGAACTATAATGGACGCATATCAAGAATACATACACAAGAGTCGCTACGCACGTTACTTACCAGAGGAGCAGCGCAGGGAAACATGGAAGGAAACTGTGGACCGCTACCTGAACTTCTGGACTAGCAGCGAGAAGTTGTCAGCAAAGGAAGCCAAGAGCCTCTACGACGGTATCTACAATCTGGACGTAATGCCCAGCATGAGGGCACTCATGACCGCAGGAGAAGCTCTGGACAGGGACAATGTAGCTGGGTTTAACTGCTCCTATCTACCTATAGACCATCCTAAAGCCTTTGACGAGATGATGTACGTCCTCATGTGTGGCACTGGAGTTGGCTTCAGCGTGGAACGACAGTACATCAGTAAACTACCGGAGGTTGCAGAGAAATTTCATGACA